GTGAAATCTTTGTCTTCAAGTCGCCGGGAGGTACTTGTAGATTGTTTTCACGTCTACACCTATTACATCAGCTACCTGCTGCCGGGTTGCGCCCGTACTCAACATCCTGCGGCACCGCTCCACCACTTCTTCAGTCATTACCCGGCGGCGGCCACCGACTCTCCCTGGCACGTGCGCAGCACCGAGGAGATCCTCGCCGCGTTCTGATTTATATTGGGCTTCCCCAGTTGGTGCACCCGAAATGGGTGCGCCTTGGCATCACCAGCCTTGAAGAGTATGCCCGCCACTTCAATTGCGTGACGCGGTAAATTTAAAAATCGACAAATATCGTCCAGGAGCGCCATTTTTAATGGCTGGAGATAGCAATAAACTGGCATTGTTTGCAATATTTGGCGACTTTTGATGATTTCTCATGCCCCACCCATGCCCCAACTCATCACGCATCAAAGAACCATCCCCATATTGCGAAGCATCCATAGCTTGTTTTCACTGTCGTCCGTTGTTTTATCGACGAAGTAGGTTTGATAGCGCTCTATCTATGCATTAGCTTCATTACCTGAGAAATGAATCCCTCTCTCCTGCAACTTACACACAAAATCTCTGGTATGCAGGTAACGATACCCCTTCGGGTTGCCAGAGATAGAGTCCGCGAATGCCTGGCGGATGTCTGACTGTCGAAGCATGATCTGCCCTCCTGAATATACTGTTTATGCATACAGTAATTTCATTCGGGAGGCAGATCAAAGAGGCTGCGGCTATCAATTTCCATGACAGCCGCAATTGCTTTTAACTAAAGTACCCCTTATTTTTTGCGTAATCGTCAGCGATGAGATCTGCGGTCAGCCGAGTAGAGCCACTCAGGTCATCCAGGCGTACACGATAGAAAACAGTGTTCGCCATGCAGTAGCCGTTAGCCAGATTTCCCAGCGCAAACGCGTTTGTCACCGTCGGGACAGCCAGGGGAGTAAATGTTGGTGACGTCCCGATCAGCTCACCATTCAGATAGAAATTGCAGTAGAAATTGTTCAGATTTTTATCTCGAACCACTTCTACGCCGTACTGGAAAGGCTTGCTCTGGCCAACGACTGCTTTAATCTTTGTTTGCGCTTCTGCGGGATACGTAACGCGCACGCCATATACGTACAGGACCTGAATTGGAACGTCCGAACCATCGTTCACCTGCCGCACGCCGCCGATTTTAAACGCCGTACTTGCGTCATCTGACAATGCGCCGGTGCCTGAGCCCGCGTAGAGCAGAGCCCAGTTAGTATTTGCGGGGTTTATCAGTTTGTCCGCCGGCCATTTTGCCCACACAGTAAACATAAATCGGGTCATATCCGGTGTTGGGTATGCCGATGCCGGGAGTTTTACACCCAGATTCTGGCCGGTTGCAGAGTAAATTCCCCCGCCAATGCCATAATTCTGCGCGTTTGAATTTGAATCGTTGGCGTTAATCGTTATCGCATCATCGACATAGTTCAGGTTTTTTAACGTGTTCAGATTTTTGTACTGTGCCTTGTTACCGCCCGCCCAGTCCGATGCAAAATCAAAGACTGCTTTCGTTTCATGAGTAATTGTCTGGTCGCGGTACAGTTTTACACCCGCGCCCAGGGTCAGATTTTTACGTACTTCAAATGGACCTGTTACTGCAGTCATTATAACCAGCCTTTTTTTGTCAGATATTGATAGATAAATTCGGCGTTAACATCCGCGCCGATATGTAATGCATTTTCCTGCAGAACCTGAGACGGATGCAGGTCGTCATATCGCAGACTCCGGGGGGTTGTTCCGGCTGCAACGTCGGCCACATCATCTGCATAGTTCGGGTTGGCGTGATTGATAAAGTTCTGGAGAATATCAACACCATTAATTTCACAATAATATTCGGGGTACGCGCGCTTATACGCAGCGTTCAGCGAAAACATCTGTGCACGACCTGCCGTGCCATTAGTCTGTCCGGCATCCATGAAATCAGCCAGCACCACGATTCTGGGAAATTTAGATGACGACCGGACTTTTTCCACCATCGCTTTCAAATCAGAAATAACCTGCGCAATACCAGCACTGTTATTTCGTCCTATCCAGAAAACGTTAATGCCCTCCGTGTGCCTGTCGTATGTTGAATACTGCGGGGTAATAATCTGCCCGGTATCAATATCGGTCAGTGCTTCTTGCGTCTGCGGTATCCACGTCAGCGTTTCAGCAGCGGGAACCGTAATTTCCGCACCGGCGGCATAGCGGGTGATTTTTAGCGTGTTGTCAGCGTACCAGTTAACCCAGACCTTTTGCCCGCGGAAATATCCCTGCCCGTTCAGCGCATAATTTTTAGCGCCAAGCTCCAGTGGGCCGGGGGATGATGGCGTGACCTGGACAGCATCCGTTGTTGCCGGAATCTTCCCCGTCAAAGGCCATACTTCGATTCGCTGTCCGCCCTGGCGCAGCGCCGCCCCTTTGCTGGTGATATTACTGCGTCCAAAATTCCAGACCGGCATTCCAGTTAATTTATATAATTTATTAGCCAGTCGTGGGTTTTGCAGAAATGAATGCCCCCATAGCGTGATGATGTTTCGTGGGAATACCGGGTGGGGATCGAAACTGGACTTCTTCGTAAACCAGAGCCCGCCTTTTACACCGGCATCGACATCACTCTGCCATTGCACCTCATCGCCGCTATCCCGGACGTTCGTCACGTTCGCATTGTCATGCGTCAACTGAGTTTCAGCGCCATTCGCATCAAATTTAAACAGCTGACTGTATGCGCCCACCGCCCTGGCGTAATACACGTCACGCCGCCATGTCTCCGTTAACAGCCGGTCTCCATCTGTAACAAACATATCTGCGCTTGCATCAGCATACCGGTATCCCGAACGCTCAAACTCTGTCGGCAGGCGAATTTCCCTGCTCCCCTCCTGGGCGTTTCCGTCAGTAGTCCTGGCCGCCATAATAAATCTGTCCTCTGAAATAACTGCGTTGATAAAACCACTGCGGGCGAACTCGCGCGATTCAATAACCCCGACAGAGTCAGAAATGACGGGTATATAAACATCGGAATCCAGCGCCACCGCAGACAGAATAAAGCGGTCAGCTGACAGCACAGCTGACCTGTATCCCGATCGCAAAAACTCAATAGGGTCAATAAATGTGATCTCAGCAGTGATACGAGACAGGGTGTCAAGGTCAATGCCGGGGATATCCAGGTCAGGAATAAAAAATGAACCATCAGACCGGACAGCGGTAATAATGAACATATCCTCGGCGACCACAGCAGACGCATACCCGGAGCGGGAAAACTCTGCAGGGTCGGCAAAGAGAACAGCATCAACTAACCCCTGGACTGGTTCAGCAGATAACATGCGGCGTCCGGTAGGCTGCAGCGTTCCGCTCACGTTCATGACCTCTATAGCCAGGGCGCTACCGTCTGCACTACGCACATAGGTAGTGCTACCATCAGGGATATTCGCGATATCCGCCTGCGCCGCAGCCAGCGTCGCATACTGGCGGCTTAGAGGAATCAGATTCTGTCGTGTCTCCTCTGTAAGGGCTTCATTCTTCGCCATCATTCCGCGCCAGGTATCCAGATCATCGCCAGCGCGATCTGGTTCAGTCAGCGCAGACCCATTGACCAGCTTATCCAGGCGCTCGGCGTTATCGAGCAGCACAGCGGGAGACGTGCTCCCCAGCTCCGGGTTAAAGGCCATGTTTTTTGCTCCAAAACGGTGTTCGCCCAAACGAGGGTTTGAGCGAAAGAAAAGTTGAAAGGGATTTTTTGGTATTAAGCGACGTCGCCGGGGTATGTGGCGTCGTCGTACTGGTAGAAAATTTCTTTATATTCAGGTGCAGTAATCTGACAGTTGCTGTCACCCGATGGGGCAACCTCCTGGACTATCCCATGCCGCGCACCCTTTTCACTGTCGCAGAACAATAACTTCGGCAGATCAATATCTGGGTCGTCCATAATCCAGTCGCCGGGATGCAGGTCGTCGTTGTACGGCACCGTCAGCGTGAAATCATCTACCCGTTGCGGCGTTAGCATTCGCGATGATGGTCGACCGTCCTGAAACTGTATCCAGCAGCGAGGATTCGCGTAGCTCCAGTCCAGTGGCTCCGTGACGTGCAGAGTAATTTCCTGGAAGTCGTAAATCATCGCGTCAATCAGGCAACTTTGGGTTTTCCCGGTTGGAATGTCGTCGGACAAAATGATGTGATCACCGAAGTCATGACACCATCCCAGCATTGAAGTCGTAGCCGTATACGTTCGGCGTTGGTGGAGATATTTCATTAACCGACGCATCCCGATACGCCAGGCGCGATCTGCAGTCATGGCAACATCAATGGTGTATGCCTCCGTTTTGCGCGGAAAACGATTTTCCGGCGTCCGGCACTGTACGGTTTCCTCCGCCCAGGTCACAGGGTTGATATATTTCACATCCACGCCATCAAAATCATCCTCCGACGGGACCCTGAATGACGTCTGCATTTCCTCGACGGTATCCTGAGGAGTAATGATCCCTGTCCAGCTTTTGACGCCCTCTCTCCCGACAGAAAGCAACCCGTCAGACAGCAGAAAATACCCCATGCCAGCCTCGGCTATTTTGTCGAAAATATCCTTTGCTGACGTGCTGTCACTGCTTGCCTGGTGATCAAAATATTCTCCCCTTGGCGTCCAGTAGGTATCCTCCAGCGTACTGAGCGCCGCAATGTCGATCTGGTCGTCGCGATATCCCAGACTGCGGGCAAGATGCAGGAACGCACCGCTGATTGTCCTGTCACCACCGCCATCATAGTTTCGCGTGGCGACAACACTCACACGCTTGTCTGACTGCGCCGCCAGCTGGCCGCCGGTTTCTACCGTGATCCCTATTGTTGATATCCCTGCGTAGGAGGTCGGACGGGAAAGCAAACGACCTCTGAGCGCCTGCCAGAACATGCTGTCTCTCGCGTTATTGCTCCCCTGCTCGTTACGGCGGCGGCATCGAACCTCCACCAGCCCAGGAGAGGACAGATCAAAACGCTCTGTAAAACCTAGGCCATTAATGTTTTTAAGCGCGTAAACCCCTGGCTTACTCGTCCACCCGGATCCGGAACCATAAACGCGATACTGGATTTCATACTCGACATGGCGGACCCGCTTATTCCCGTTGTTCTGGAACCCACAAATTCCGTTTGGGAAAGCAAAGTTGACCTCGAAGGCGTCCACAACTTCATTCTGCGGGCAGGCCAGAAAGGGGCCTAGCCAGGTTTCATTATCGTTAATACCAGACGCGGCAAAATCCACGACGGTACGGGTCATAAAGCCTGACCAGGTGCTGTCAACGACACCGTTAACCACACGCTGTACGGTCGCAGAGGGGCCATCAGTAGACGCTATCTGGTATTCGTTGCCACGGTGCGCCAGGGAAATCCGCTGAGTGCCTTCCGGCAATCCGGAAAAGGCAGTGCCAGAATCGTATGCCAGCGTCACGCTGGCTGTTACCGCAGGGCTTCCGCCGCTGGATGCTGTACCAGCTGTAAATACCGGGCTGTCGCCAAATACTGACGCAGGCAGGAATGATGACGTAATGGAACCGCCACGCCAGGGGCTGGAGATCTCCACGATACGTATCACGCCGCCATCATCCTGAGCAATGAGCCCCGAACCATTCAACCCGCCATTAATCGCTGTGAGCACGCCAGACATTGTGCCGTAATTGGCGACCAGAGATATGGTATAGGTGATACCCTGCCAGGTCAGAGCAAAGGTCTGGCTGGTTGTCGTAAAGTCATACGTTGACGGCGACGCACTGGCGCGTAATACCGCAGTCGCTCCACCTGTTCCCGGAATGGCGTCCTGGTGAGGGGTATACGTCGCGATCTGGAGATCATAGTCAGTACCGTTAAACGTTAGGGTGACAGGCATTCCGCTGAATGGCGCAATCTCTGACACGACGTCGCCTGTCAGCACGTTAAAACCGCCCTCGATGGATACCTGATAATTCACTGGCGCTTTCAGGGTGACAATTGCACCGGCGATCCAGCCTGGAGGAAGTTTGTTCTCATCCTCGTCTTCATCATTATCATCATCGACATCGAGGCCAGAAAACGAGACAGAGGCACCGCTGACGGTCATGGCATCAGCAACGATATCACTGGCTTCAGGGGCAGTCTGAGCCATATCTAGGCCGCTGCCGCTCGACGTTCCCCCAACTTCCGTTGAGTTGAACCATATCTCGCTGCGACGATCCCCGGCCACATTATCGCCGGGCCCATAGCTGGTATATGAAAAGCCCTCGCCTAAGGTCAACGCCGGGGTTTCTCCTACCCGAAAATCTCCACCGGTATAGGAGAAACGACCATACCCAAGGCAGACAAACATTTCTACCGTCATTCTGGTGGGATCCGCGGGGTCGAATCGCGTTACCGGCTGCACCAGGTAATCCGGGTAAACCCGGTTTCGCCCAAAAGCCTCCCTAACGGGATCGCCAAGCTTCGCTGTATTGGCCCGCGCCGGGTTCAGATCCAGCGATGAAGCGTTACTGGATGAAAAGCCGCCCAGCTCTGGTTTTGGGGCAAAGAATAATGCATAGGCCGTAGACGCAATGGATACGGCCACCGAAACCCACGCGGCAATTTCAAGACCCGTGCCATAAGGAATGGGATATATCCGCACGTCACTGTCTGGCCGCAACAAACATAACGGCCATTCCGCCGGGGGGACTGCCTGGCCGTTCAGCTCGATCACGACAGGATGAGTTTTATCCTGTGAATAGCTCGGGACATTTCTGCACATCCACTCATGCAGCGTCAGCACACCATGCTCGTGCGTTTCAAGGGGTTCACCCGGTAGCCGGGACGGGTAAAACTTTATCGTCATTGCCAGAACTCCACGCGGTTAAAGCGACGGATAAATCGCGACAGTGGCAGAAACGTAACCCCCGAGCCTGGATTGCATTCCGCGACCTGCAGCTGGTTATCGAGCATTACAACGATCCCGACATGGGAAACTGTTGAGCCCGAATAGCAAGCCACTCCGGCACCTTCACAGGGTTCACAACGTTTCAGCGAAAGCATCAGCTTTCTCGCTTCCCGGTCGAGGCCCCCGCCGTCTTTGGTCACACCTGCAAAATCCGGCCATTCAGGTAGCCCCAGGTCGCGACGTATCTCATTTACAATGCCGAAGCAGTCGAGTAGCGGGTAGGCTCTACCGCCCTTCTGCCATTTAACAGAACGGTATTTATCAGGATTAAACATATTTGCCTCAGGTTAGTAACGTAAGCCCGGATGTTCGGCGAGGTTGTAACGTTTACGGGGCCAGGCTGTTTTGAGGACATTCATATAGCCTGCCGTGACCTGAACTGCTGTCGGGGTCCAGGAGCCGGAATTGATATCGAGCGTATACGGTGATGATGCCGGAGCAGACAGATCGGATGAAATGTACCGCCGGAATGTCAGCGTGGCTGATTTCATTTCATCCAGAATTTTATCGATCGCCTCTGAAACCCGTCCGTCAATATTGCTGATAGCAAACTTTAAATCCTGTGTCCCGTCGGCGTTCCTGGCTGGTAAGGCGATATCTATCGCGCTGGCCTCAAACGTCACCGGCTGACCATTTTCCAGCGTCACTGAAACGTCATCCCAGCCACTGGTTAGCCAGTAGTTATCATCTCCTGCCGATATCTGCAGCGTATCGTGAATAACCTCCGATCCGCTGCTGGCATATAGCCGCTCAAGAATTGTCATGCTTCGGCCACTCTCTGTTTAGCGCAATATCCAGTAACGACTGGCCCGCCAGCCATTCCGGGTAATTTCCCCAGCCTGAAGGCGGTAACGGGCGCTCCCATAATTCCAGCGTTGCGCTGTACTGCCAGTATTTTGGCGCGACCAGCGTCGGCCCTTCGTAAATATCCACGAACCTAGCTTTATAGGGCTTTGCCCCGACTGGAGTCTGGAGTTTCAGATAGAACCAGGACTGGCCATCTTTAAGCGCATCCCTGAAAAACGCCTCAAATACCTGCGCCAGAGCATCAGTTTTAAAAATCCATTTAACTGATGCCTGGGTGGGTGTTGAGGTATATCGCCTTCGTTGTTGAGCACGACCGGACGTCATCTCCGTTCGCAGTAAAGGTGATATGGGCTTAAACCCGTACCCGTCCATAAGCGGCATGGGCAGGTATTCATCCGGGTAGAAAATATCTGCCATGAATATTCCCTCCGGGCAGGTCTATCTTGGTTTTTTAGATTGGAGATTTGAATAAATAGCCCGACCGAATTTCTTCTGGGGGTTATTTACTTCGGCGGTTAAGGTGTTAACTATCCGCTGTTCCAGAGCGTCATTCCTTCGCTCAATTGCCTGCATCGTTATGTCATCCGGTTTACCGGTGAACGTACTTCTGGCATCTACGCTGACAGCAATTCGTGGCTGTGCCTGGATCTGGTTAGCCGCGTTCTGTACCGCCGGCGATTCCCGCCCAACAGCTTTAACCCCCAGCGAACCATCAGCGCCACGGGTAAGCGGCATGATGGCTTCCGGCCCGGCCTCGCCGAATACACCCGCCCCTTTCGCAAACGCAAAATATTGGGGAGTGCTGTACACGCCGTTGCTGTAGGCAGAAAGTGACGGAGAATCGTAAACGCCTCCGAGAGCGTTAAATGAAAAATTAGCTCCCGCGCCTTGAATAGCGGTACCACTACTTGCCGCACCGCTGGCACCGCCAAAAAGACTACCGAACAACCCACCCGCTCCGCCGCCAAATGACGCCATAATCGCTTTGGTGATCAACGCCTGTGTTGCCATCTGGATCAGCGTCTTAATCACCGTTTCACCCAGGGAAGAGAAAATATTAGACATCCCATCTTTAAAAGAAGCAGCGCCTGTCAGGACGTTTGTCAGGTTGTTGGAGATAGAGTTAGTGGTGGCATCCAGAATCTCGCTGGTTGCAGTGGCAGCCATTGAACTCAGATCAGAAGCCTGATCGGCATAGTTCATCAGGGAATCGCTGATCCCCGCGCGCCAGTCTGACTGCTGTTCATCGGTCTTTTTGTAGTAGTCCTCCTGAATCGCTAACCGTTCAGCAAGCGCCGCTTGCAGCGCTTCCGTTTGCTGTTTGTACTGGTCTTCAGAAATTTGCTTCTTGTTAAAGTCACGCTGAAGATCATCCTGCTGCTTACGGAAGTCAGTGCGAATATCCGCCATTTCCTTCATGCGGTCGCGGGCCTTATCCCCCATCCCGGCGCCAAGAAAATCTATATTCCCCCGGTCACGCGCAGCGGCATTACTGTCAGCCAGCCCCTCACGGAACGTTTTTAACTGTTCAGCAATGTTTTTCTGATCGATAAGCGCAGCATTGTGCAGAAGGGTTTCTTTTTTAGCTTGCTCAAGAGAGGCTAACTCACCCTGTGTGACCTGGTATTTTACTTTAGCCAGTTCGGTATTCTGGCTTCCCAGGGCAATTTGTTCCTGCTGCTGTTTAATAAGGCGCTTGTAAACGTCTTCTGTCTTTTCAGCCGCTTTAACCTCTTCGCTTTTTGGCGCTTTCCGGGTGGGTTTATTGGATTCATCGTTTTGCCATTTCGCCAACCCCTGATTAATAAACAGATCGCGGTTAGTTTTAAACTGAGGTTCATCCTTAAGCCCCAATTCGTCAGCGGCATAACCTAACCGTGCTCTCTCCCTTGCTTCTCCTTTAAGCTTTGATAGTTCAAGGTCCTGACGGCTTTTTTCCAGAGCATTGGCTTGCTGTGATGTTAAATCAGCCTGAGGCATTCGCATTGGAACATTAACCAAGCCCTGCCGTTCCATTAAAAGCTGGTTTCCTAATCCAAGTAAACGGTTAACTTCGGAATACTTACCAGTCATCATTACAAGGTTCTGGTATTCAGAATTTTGCCGCCATGCTCTTTCTTTTATAAGATCGTTTCTTCTTCTTTCTTGTTCCTCCTGTGCCTTTAGTATATCGCTTGCCTTTTCTCGCATCTGACGAAGCTTGTCTTCTTCTACGACAACCTGCTCGGTCAAAATTGCAATAGCCTTTATAATATTTAAATCATTTTCTTGAGTTATACCTGGTTTGCTTCTACTTTCATTTAAATCATTTATTTGCCCGTTAAGTTTTTTTACACTTTGTTCTTGCTCTTCGATTAGGCGTTTTTGCTCCTGCATCGCCTCAACCGTTAATCTTCGATTACTATCGACCTCAGGTAGGGTCATTGAGGAGGTTTTTTCTCTGATCTGATCTATTTGGCTGGCATATTCCTGAGCTGATTTTCTTGCTTGCTCCTGGCTTTGGTACATAGCGTACCATGCGCCCGCACCCAGCATAACTAACCCGGGTATACCACCGACCAGCCCAAGAGCCCCACTCATCAACCGGGTGCCGACAGAGGTAACGCTGTTAAGGTTATTTTGAGCAGAAACCCGGCCTGCAATATTACGACTAAGAGCGGACTGAGCTGCAGCCAATTTTCTTTCTGCAATAGCCTGTGCATCGGCATTTTTTGCAGCCACAAGCCCCGCCTGAGCACGCTCCAGAGCTGTTCGTGCTCGTACCTTTTCTGTAGCTGTCCCGGTGGCGAGGGCTGTAGTCAATCGCCCCTGTGCCGCGGTAACCCTTGCTTCTGCGGCCGCGACCCTCTCCTGTTGAGCAGCCTGAACATCAGCACTTTTAGCACTCTGAAGGGCTTGCTGGGCGCGATAAACGGCGGCGCGGGAAGCGGCAACAGAAGATTGCGCGGCTTTTTCCTGAGCGACAGCAAGAGCTACCTCAGATTTTGCCGCCGAAATAAGTGCGCCAGTAGCACTGCTTGCACTCGTAACAATTCCGCCAAGATACCGGGCCAATCCGATCCCAACCAGGCCTCCAGCAGCAGTGGTAATTAGTGACATATTATCTGCTACGTCACTGAGGGCCCCGCTGACAGCAGAAGATGTAAGAGAATCCAGTGTACCTGCCAGACCATCAAGACCGCCAGAAAGCGCGTCTGTCGCGCCAGTCGCCTGGTTCACTCCACCAACCCATGCCATAAACGAGTTAGTGACTTTTTGCATTGAGCCGGACACTGTCGGCGGCAACGAGGAAAACTCCCCCTGTAACACACCTAACTGGCTGATTAATGCTGGTACGACTTTATCAATCGTGAGTTGCCCCTGGTCAGCCATCGCTTTAAGATCTTTTCGAGCAACCCCCATACCAGCAGCCAGGGCACGGATGACGCGATCCCCAGCTTCGTTAACCGCGTTAAACTCTTCGCCACGCAAAACACCTTGAGCCAGCGCCTGGCTAAACTGGGTAATAACAGAGCCGGCTTCTTCTGTGCTTGCACCAGATAGCTTTAGTCCTGTTGATACCGCTTCGGTGATTTTGAGTACTTCATCTGAGCTGTAGCCAAATTCACGCATTGATGCTGCAGCGCGTGAAAATAAATTAGCATTATCAGTAAAAGCAGTGCCCGTACTCTGGCTGATCGCCATTAATCGGGTCTGAGATAAAGTAAAATCATTCGTAGACACTGAGGCTTGTTTAAGCCGTGCATTTACTGAGTTCCATTGGTCTGCAATCTGAACCAGTTTTCCTGTTGCAAATGCTGCAGCTGCAGCTGTAGCTGCTCGACCCGCTGAAGCAAATCCATCCGTTAAATCGGAAAGAGCTTTTTGGCTTTCTTTCGCAGCGGCAGCAGCCTGGCGCCCACCATTCTGCATGGTTTTATAATAGTCTTGCCCCATGCGTGAAGCTCGGGCGATCTCAGTCTGGAATGATTGAGAGTTTGCTGAAACCTTTATGATAAGCTCACGTAGGGTTGCCATTTGTATCCTCACAGGTATAAAAAAAACCTCCTAAGCGGTTTTCTTTAATTAGCAAGAATGTATCAACTACAAATCTCGCCCCATAGTTTAGAAAATTCAGTTCCACCATCATCAATAATGGTCATTCCACTTTTACTTACATACCTTTTAAACCCAGCATATGCACCAAAGCTGTTTTTAGCATTTACTTGTCCGCATACATATCCGTCACGACCAACGATCTGGTTTTTGAAGGTTGCAGATTCGGGGTCTTTTAATTCAGCCTTAACACTAGGGTTGCTTGCTGATATAACATTCATGTTGTTGTATCTTTTCTGCCTATCGTTCTCGCTAATTCTCATTAGCTCCTCATGGTTCTCATACCTCTCCCCCCACAAAGGGACCATTGAGTTAACAAAAAACAAGACAAATATAGAACCGAGAATTATCAAAAGAGAAGCAATTTCCCTGCCAATCTTATCTATATATTTTAAAGGAATAACCAAAACAACAAAAAGAAACACAATTGATATTGGTTGCCTTAACGCAATAATAAATGCTATAGCAAAAACTACTAAAGATAAAACGCCCAATATTTTTTTCATTTTTTATCCCAATAGGTAGAAAAGAACTAAAATCCTACCATTGGTTATGTAAAACTTCAGCTATCATTGTTTGTTCAAACTGATGCTGCGAGCAAAGCGGCCTCCAAGCCTGCAAAGGGATCGCCGCCGTCGTTTACCTCAACCTCTTCTGCGCTCCACTGAAGCTGAGCATCTTCAATGGTGACTTTACCGCCCTGCGCTCCGTAAACCGCAGATACCAGCTGAGCATTGAGAATATCGCCGCGAATATCGCCGATTGGGCTGATACGATCGTATTCAGCCCACATCCTGAATTCGCCCACCGTCATGGTTTGTCGCAGTTCGCCCAGCGTGCGGCCCATCCGGAGCGCCAGCGCCATCAGGAACTGCATGCCAGGCATTTTTACTTTGCTTTAGCATCATCCGCGTCACGAATGAGATCAAGTGCCTGCTTCAACAGCCGGGAATGCACAGGGCCATAGATCGCTTCAACCTGTTCGGTGTCATCGACAGTAAAGACGGGCTGAAGGTCGGTATCCAGCAAAATATCGATGAAAAGCGTGACGTCGGCCCGCATCGTGCGGAAGGCTCGTTCTGAAGGGGTCAGTTCTGGTGCCTCCTGGGGATCCTGCCCTTCCGGTAGTTTTGGTGGTTCTGGGCTGGCAATGCCCTGCCAGCGAATCCAGGCTTCTGCTGATGGCTCACGAATGATGACTTTGGCGTTATCCCACTCCGGAACGGAGACTTCTTTTTTACGAAAGCCCGCCATCGGTGCCAGTGCCAGTGCTTTAAGACTCTGTTTTGACATTAATTTTATCGCCGGTCTCCCGGCGCTCCGTTAATTGATGGTGACGGTGCAATCAGAAGAAGTGATCACAGTACCATCGGCATCAGTAACCACGCAGGAATAAACCCCGGCATCACCGGATACAGCGCTGGCTTTCGTAAACGTTGCGCTGGTCTGGCCGCTGACCGTCGAGGTGCCCTTTTTCCAGGCGTAGGTATAAGGTGCCGTACCGCCCTGGACGACTACGCCCATGGTCAGGGCGCTTCCTGCCGCGACCGTTTGGGACGCCGGAAGGTCAGTAGCAAACGACAGAACTCCTGGGGCGTTAATATTGGTGGGTTTACCTTTAAGACGCAGCGAGAACGTTGCAGCAACCACGCCATTGGTTTGAGAATCCCAGGTGTGCTGACGTACCTCAGCGCGCATCAGGAATCCATTACCAGACGGGAAAATAACCTTAAACCCATAAACCCCGTCGTTATCATATGCTTCACGAAGTGCATCCTGCGCCGGGTTGCGGTAGAAGTTACCGGAAAGTGACATTTCAGACGGAGCAGGAAGGCCGTTGATATTTTCCGTTTCATCCGAACAGAGCGTTGTCACGTCAATATCGTTTTTCTGACCAGCGGTAAAGCTTGCCTGTTTGATAGTGCAACTCAGGTTTAACCAGGTTGCGGTATCCAGCTCTGCCGCGGTGACCGGCACAGAGGAAATCATTACTACCGTTTTTTGGGCACGTTCAAATAGTGCTGACATCGCAGCCTCCATAAATGAAAAACCGCCAGCGGCGGTCGGATTGGATTGGTTTTTGTCAGGCAATGACCGTTATTTCGAGGGTTGCCCGATGAAGATGGGTTGTCGTGTCGTAGCCAGGGATTTTTGTCACCTCGACAGGTGAAAGTATCTGCAGGCGAGCCAGGGCGTCCAGGCGTAACGCTCTGGCTTCGTCATTCGTTTCAGCCCATACATCAACCTGAATGCGCAGTGTCGACTCTGCCTGGCCGCAGAAAACATCCCCGGCAACATCAGTCGGTATCGAGAAAATGACATAGGGAGTGGAAACTGCAGGAAGTCCGTCGCTGCCTAGCGGCACCACATACGGATAAACCCGCCCGTCTGCCAGCGTCGACAGCAGGTCATAGAGATCATCCTCTGTCATTTTGATAACACCTCATCGATAGCCTGATTCATCCGCTGCATCGCCACCTGCGTAGCTTCTTCCATGCGGGTATCAAAAGCTGGGCGAACAAACGGATGTGCAGGCGCTGTAGATGTTCCCAACTCCACGAAGCGCCAGTAAAACGCATTCCGCTTGTTGCTGGCCTTCATTGTATTGTCGCTGTTCCCCGTTCGCGGGTTAACGCCACGAATATGCACACCAGATGAAATTTCACCGCGACGGCGACTTTTCTGGGTGACGACAACAACGTTTTTCTTCAGTTTTCCGGATTTCTCAGGAGCGCGATCAATCACCTCCTCGCGGAGCAATTCGGCACCAGCACGGGTCGACTCCCGGAGAACTTTATTATTTTCGGCCTTGCTGAGCGTTTGCAGATCGCGGGCAATATCCTGCAACCCGGAAAAATCCAGATTCACATCAATCATTTTTCGGTCCCCTGTTTGCAGAGAATTTCCAGCCGGGTACCTTTTATATCCGGAACCGGAGGACCGGTAACGTTCAGGATGGCGTCTTTGAATGGACCTGTCAGCACCTTCAATCTTGACCTGGCGGTGATCTCATGATGGTAGCGGGTCCATACACGAATTGTTGCATCGGCCTGTTCTGCACCAGCAGACAGCAGTTCCCGCCCACTGATGCCTTTCACCTCTGCTGAAATGGTTTTTCCCTCAAGCCATTGCTCAACCGGCTGTCCAGAAGGAGTTCGCGTGGTAGAAAAGTTCATAATTACTACGCGGTGCACAAAACGACCTGGCTCCATTATACCCCCTCGACTACATCAGTTTCGCCTCTCCAGTTTCTTACCTGAAATAACAGATCATGGGCCCTCTGGTTGGCATAAAGTTGAGTCTCTGTCTGCGCTCCGCGATGTTCAAAGGCATCACAGAAAAATAAGAGCATGGCGCTGACAACCTGGGAAGGGAGATCGTCGGGCTGTTTCCAGCGTGGTTCGTCGCAATATGTCAGGCAGTAATCCAGCGCACCCTGAGCGTAACGGGCAATAAGCGCATCGCGGTCATCTGAGTCAAACTCAATGTGCTGGCGTAATTCTTCAATTGAAACCACATCCAGAGCATTAATCGTCATGCGTTAAAGGGCGGTTTCCCGCCCTCCTCCATTAACCACCAGCAGGTTCTGTAGCAAAGGTACCTTTAATAAGCGCAGACGGGCGATAATGCGCCAGCGCCAGACGCTCTTCACACAGGATAGTGAGCATGTTTTTCACGAAGTTGTCGCGGTCTTCACGGCTCACCTCAATGGTGGCATCCATTCGATCCCAGACCTGAGAGGCCATATCAAAACCACCGACGGTGAAGGTTCCCTGTGCCTGAGCGCGTGTAGGAACGACCGGAAGCCCCCACATGATGTTGCTGGTAAACGCCTGAGGTCCGCCAAAGAGATATCGCCCTTCGTTATCTTTCAATAAGGCAATATTGTGCCAGTCACGGGGGTTGAGGATGATGCCAGAGGCGCTGAATTCGGATTCAGTTACCTGGAAAATGGCGTGAGCGATGATGTCAGCACGCGTATCACCTGTAACGTTCAGAGCCGTATCATACGCCGTTGCAACATGGTTGATACCCTCCAGGTCATCACCGCTGCCATCACCGTTTAACAACTGGCGCTCTTCTTCCAGAGCCAGGCCATACAGCAGGCGGTTGTTAACATAAGATTCAAGCATCGGCGCATCATCCATCACCTGACGGGAAGCCTGAATCCAGTGAGCAATGGTTTTAACATTGGCAGTCTGCTTGGTGAATGTGATGTCGGATTCTGGCTTGAGCGCTTTTTCCGCCACGCTTGCAGCATTGTTGGTAAAAACGTTTTCACGGACATATTCCAGTGAGTTACTGGAGATACGCCCCTGAGCCAGCAGATCACGGATGGTCAGACGTCGTAAGCCAGGCATAATGATGCCAGGAACCTGCATCGGCTGAATGAGAGACCCGGCAGATGCAGCGCCACTTCCCAGCGATTTATTAAAAGTGCTCGCTTCAAAGTTACCTTTACTGCCATTCCATGACTTAATCAGCTCTTCTGCTGCACGTTCTGAGAAGGATTTCTTTTCACCAGGATTATCAGGGCCGGAAGAAAGTCGCTGTTCGAGATCAAAGAGACGCTGACCAGTTTTGGTCATTTCCTCATTAACCTTCGCCATATCATCCTGCAACTGTTTGGAGATCGTGCCATTCTGCTCGATCTGTTTTTTCTGTTCGTCGAAAAGCCCCTGCAGCTTACTTTGTGATTCTTCCAGGGCTTTCTGAATTTGAGCGAGTTCGGACATATTAATTTCCTAATGTCTGATGAAAATTAGAGATGCTCTTAAGCAGAGCGCTGATATCTTTGTTTTCGTCGCATTCGGACTCGCTCCGAACTGCTGACTTAAACCGGGCGATAAGCCCTACTGCCTGTGACTTGCTGAGACCGACTGAATCCCTCAGCCAGGCTTCAACATCACGAATGGTTTCAATGCCGTCGATACTTTTCATGGAATCAACACCCGCAAGCTCGTTTGCCGGAAATGTGCAGACGCTGATTTCTTTTAGCCATGAAATGTTTTTGAAGATGCGGCCACCATTAGCGGGCGAAATGCTGTAGTCGTCTTTTGTTACTGCAAAACCAACCGACATTCCCTCGACCGTACCGTGAAGCATGGCTGCTTTAAGGTCACTGGCCGCGCTATTTCCGGGGGTAAGCTGTCCACGAACATAAAGACCTTTACTGTCTTCTTCGAGGGCATCCCATTTTCCAACAGGAATTTCCCATTGCCGGTGATTAAAAAACATCGCAACTTTGCGCGTCTGTTTTTCAAGCGTGTTTTTGTAGGCACCTGGAAGAATGATATCGCCGTCTGAATCTGTATTACCGAATACAGAGGCATATCCCTCAAAAATTCCCTGCTTACCATCTCCGGCGAATTTAATTTCTGTTTCATCGAAAGAAAGCGTTTTGATGATGTCAGGCATCATGGCCCCCATAAAAATTAAGCCCCGTCATTGCGGGGCTTTGTGTTATTACCTAGATCTGTAATGGGCACATATTGTGCCTGGCGCATGGCGACATCACCGCCAGGTACCGGAGGGTAGTTATCCAGCCTCCGCATTTCGTTTATTGTCCGTAATCCTGCCTCGCCCATAGCTTTCATGAAGGCCGCACGTGATGCAGAATCACCTCTCAACAATCCATCCAGGTTGTGCTCTGCGTGATATACGCCGACTTGATCCGGTTTCAATAACCAGCGTTGAATTCCGTTTTCCCAACGGGATATGTATGGCTGCAGTGTGTACTGAAGGAATCCCAGATTCTGTTGCTCGATCCCGGTTCCCCAACTGGTGCTTTTCTCCACGTCGCCTACCAGATGGGGAGGAACGCCAAAGAATCGCGCAAGTTCACTCACCTGAAATTTACGGGACGCCATTGTCTCTGCATCCTGAGGGCTGACGCCGATATCATGAGCCTGAAAATTCGCCTCAAGTATCCAGAGGCGTTTCTTCACCGGACCACCAGCGATTTCTTTAAAATTCTCCTCCAGCTGAGCACGTTGCTCTTTTGTCAGAACCCGATCCCCAGTGGTTAATATTTTGGGAGACTTTGCGCCATTAGCATAAAACTCTCGCTGCTGATCCTCCATCGCCACGGCAACACCGGCTGATTTGCAGGCGTGAGCTATTGGAGACAAGCCTACCAGGCCACTAAATCCGAAGCCTTTAAGGTGAAAAATGTCCTTTTGATTGAAATTCGCATATTCAGCATCACGCCGATAGCGATAGATAATCTTCTTTCCTTCGAGCCTGACATCCATATTTGCCGACATCAGGGGAAGCAGGCTTATGACATCTCCCACAGAATTACGCTCTATCAAGGCGTAGGCATTTCCATAAAAACAAAGCTGCATTGTCATGGCCTCGCGAAACTCCTGCGCGGTCATGTACTGATTTGGAGAGTACCGGAGCAGACGTGCAAGCGGTGTATTCAGGCCAACTTTCTTCCGGTTATCATTCTTATCGGTTTCGAAAACATCCAATGGCAAACAGGCGGTCAGGGTGGAAATAAGGGAGACGCAGCGCCAGACAGTCGATATCTGCAGAATGCGCTCATCGGTTATCTGGGAGTCGCCCAGCACGCCGCTGGCAGATACAGGGCCAGTTTGCGACCCCTGCTCTGGCGTTACCAGCCGACCACCAACGAACCAAGATGCTACTCTGGCCCACAAGCCATTATTGGTACGTAGATCAATGCTGTATTTTGTATCGTCCATCACATGCTCAACGGTTGTGAGAAGAAGTCGTCAATATCACCATCATCAGTGACATCACCTTCGGAAGCGCCTATTGCCATTGCAGAAGCCACCACACCATCAATTCGGCCCGTGCTCTTTTTCTTGGCAAATATGCGGTTTTCCTTCTGGTCTGCTTCGGTAACAGCGGAAGCTGCATTCCATCGAAGGCAGGGATTGTTTTTAATAATGATTTCGCCGTCATCCAGGCGTTGCTCGAATAACTCAATAGAATGAGGCATCCACAACCCGGATTCCTGCGCTTTATAGTAGCCCTGGCCGTGAGGTATCAGAGGGACAGATACGTTAGCCTCCTCCAGCTCCGGCTCAAGATACTTAATACGGTACTGGTCGAAAGCGATCGCTTTGATATAGAACATCTGGGAAAGGTCTGATATTCGCTCAGCAACGAAACCATATTTCACCGCTTTACCTGGAGTGGTGTGAATAAATCCGTCACGCTCCCAGGCATCATAAGGTACCCGGTCCGTTTTAGCCCTTTCCAGCAGAGTATCTTTCGGCGTCCAGAACTCTACGAGCAGGCGGCGCTTTTTCGGGAAAAACAGCGCCAGCGCCGTTAGGTCGCGAGTTCCTGAAAGGTCCAGGCCGCCATAACATTCTTCTCCCTGCAGCTCCTGCAGGTCAAAGTCCTCTTCGCACCCCATCCACACATCGCTACTCATCCAGGGGTTATCGGCATCCACCCACTGACAGAAGTTTAACCGCCTAACAATGCTTTCCTTCGACGGCATCCCCCGAGCCTGAGTAACCTGCTCACGCAGGTAGCGATCGGTAAAAGTATGACCAAGAGAGGGGTTTGCTTTTTTCCAGCAGGACTCGTCCTTGAATGGGTCTTCTCCTTCGTCCAGGGAGCAAATGAAAGAAAAGAAACTGTCATCCTCAATCGAGCCTTCGGCAACTTTACGCCCATACTCGTGATAGTCGTAGCAGACGCTGGTTTTGTCGTGGCCGCTGTTAGTGATCATGAAAATCAACGCCTGGCGACGACCTTTCGTCCCGGCGCGCATCATTTCCACAACCTGGTTGTTTTTGTGCTCGTGAATTTCGTCAATCAGAGCACAGTGTGGGCGTGGCCCTGACTGCCCATCATCCGAACTGATAGGCCGGAAAAATGAGCCGGTCTGAAGAAACGCAAGGTTCCACTCTTTCCCGGCGCCGCCTGATTTGTTTATTCGCTGCGCTAACGCAGGGGACTGATCCACCATCGCGACAGCATCACGAAAAAGGATCATGGCCTGGTCTTTTTTCGTTGCAGCTGCATATATCTCGGCACGAGGCTCCTTATCTGCTGTTAAACAGTAAAGCCCCACTCCGCCTGCCAGTGGTGATTTGCCGGAACCCTTACCAGATTCAACGTACACCATGCGAAATCTACGATAACCATCCGAGTTCTTCCAGCCGAATATCGACCCTACAATAAAGCACTGCCACGGTAGCAGGTTGAAGGGTTTACCTTCATGCTCACCGCCGTTGAGCTTCAGTACCTTGGCAAAAAAGTCGATGGCGCGCTGCGCCGATGCAACATCCCATACCAACCCGCGGGCATGGCAGGATTCCAAATCTTTGAGATGTCGCTTACAGGAATTCCTGATGTCAGGCCCGGCGATTTCTTTGCCGGAGTCTACATCCCGCGCATATTGCGTGGCGGGATCAACCGAAGAACTGGTTGAGCGGGTCTTCTTCTTTTTCTCCACCATCCACTTTCACCTTCGTTCTGGCGGCCGGAGTCAGACCGAATTCAACCAGGTAACTTTTAAAACGTCGATCAGCATCCGCCAACATTGCTACTGCCGGGTTAGCCTTAATCAAAAAACCGCCCTCGGTCTGCACGGTGTAAGTTCGCCCCTCGTCAGCAATAGTCAGGCGAAGCTGCAGAATGTCGGCGTAAATATCGCAGAGTCGTTCGAGCGCCAGCGTATCGGCAATGGTTAAAATGCCCATGCCATCCAGCAGCACGGTCAGCTTCCCCCACGCCACCTTTCCCCAGTCAGTGAGGTGCTCTGGAGGGCTTGGTATTTCTCGCGCTGGCGATGGTTCTTTGTCGTTAAGTTTGCGTTTGCCCGGGTTGCCGGTAACCACTTTGAGGTGGGTCGGTTTCGGGCGTCGTCCTGCCATCGGAACCTCCCGGAAAAAAACTTTTCATTTCGCGGTTGTGCACAAAAAGGACTGGCGGCGGTCATTTGGGTTCGAGGTTCTGAACTTTTGACCCGCCCCTCCCCCTCAGATGAGAATTGATATCATTTGATTCAAAATGATTTCATTAGCAATCATTCCCCCGCAAAAAATGAGATTAAATATCATTTAAACCAATGTGAGTTAGGATCCAGGGGCATTCCGCTCTCATCACAACCGATGACGGTGCCACGCTTCTCCATTCGCTGCTTCGTTGAGTCGTGGTGCTGCTTGCACAGCCCTTGCCAGTTCTTCCGGCTCCAGAAAAGCTTTTGCGCCTTCGCTATTTCCTGGCTGTCACCAGAGCGCAGAGCCTCTTTCAGTTTGTGCGGGATGATGTGGTCAACCACCGTTGCCGCTGTCACCCTGCCTTGCTCCTGGCACATGACGCACAAGGGGTGCGCACGTAGGAAGATAAGACGCTCTCGGTCCCACTTGCTGCCGTAGATACGGGGCTCTTTGTTCACGTAATCGCTCCTTGAGCATTATCACAGGCGCTCAGCGAGTGCCTGCTGTAATGCCTTAGCTCGCCTGTTCTGCGATGGTATCAAACAGCGCCAGCGCCTCGGTCGACTCCTGAACTGCTTTGATGGTCCGCGCCACCACTTCGGATTCAGTTGTCACGCGACTGTACTGCTGGATGAACAGCTGATATTTGAGCTGGCTATCCTGGACGAACTCAATCGCCTTAGCAGCGGCCGCGGTGTCGTAGTTCAGGGTGGAAAGCAGATTCAGTCGAATCTGTTCTGCCGGTGTGATCTCTGCCATGTTTTACCTCTGTGCGATGTGGGGAGCTTATCGAAGCCACTCGGCAGAATGGCTCCTGTAATGCTTTAGCTGCGGTGCTCCATTATTAGGAATGCCCCGCTACGCTTGTTATATCCGAAATGTTACCTAAACTAACTTATGACTTTGCTCTGCCATGACAAAGTCTGCCGTTCTACCCGTGAGCTTATGGATGAGCCACTCTCAAGCCTTCCTGGCTCTCAGTTTTATTCTCAACCAGTAGAAAATAAACCAACTTCGTGGCTACAATCAGTCATTGGCTGGCTGTACAGCACCCCGTAGCTTTGGGATTTCCTCCACGGGGTTTTTTATAACACTTAAGGCAGATGCTTCGGTTTAGCATTATCGAAGCCCCTTAGCTCAGGAGCTTCTGTAATGCCTACTGCTGGGCCCTGTGTTCGTAACGGGAAATGGTCTTGCCGTTTGCGTTCATCACATAGGCCACCTCCCCCTGCTTCAGGAACACGTTCTGGTCCATTCCAGACACTGAGATACTCTGCTGATTGGGGTTGAAACCAACGCTCAGGCCGCTATGGATTTCTTCGCCGCCGCCAGGCGACATCACTTTTACTGTCAACATGCTTCTTCTCCTACTTCTGGTAATAAAAATGCCGCACGGTGGCGGCACTGATCGAATATCAGGATGTTGCAAAAAGTAACGCTCGCTTATCTTTGAGTTTTCACACAAAAAGTAAGGAGCGTTTTAATGTCCGTTGATAATCAGAAACTTTTACAGAAAATCGTCGAGGAGCTGGAGTCACTCAAAGGTGAGACCGAGATCTTATCTATCGCTGTATCCTGCCTCTTCAGCGAGTTGCCAACAGATAGCGCCAGTAACGTGAGGGCTAAATTCACAAAATCCGTGAATGAACTAAAAACAGCGGCAGCAGCTAGTCGGAGGAGGTCGCGTCGCGACGTATATTCAAAAGCTCTGTCAATGATGACCAAGCCTGAGTAATTTCGGCATCAAGGTTGCTAAGGAATACGCTTCTGGCATCCTGCGTGTTCCTTTCCTCTTCCGGCTTTAATGCTGCCGGCACTGCAACAGAGATGTTGATCGGCAGGTTAAGGCTTCTCAGTTCATCCTTGAGCAGGCGCACCTTTTCGATGACTGAATCAATGGCGTTGTCATCAATTTCAATTACGAGTTTTCGTTCTTTCATAGATACTCCGTTCCGGGCATAAAAAGTCCCGCTATTGCCAGTCATCACGATTGAAAGTTGCCACAGAGTAGCGGGCAATATTTCTCTGCTATACTGTTAAATCGCCGAGCTCAACAGAACAGGAATGAAAATATGATCGATCATTACTATGTAACTCATGCTGAACTCCTGGCGCTGAGAAACGTTGTTGCTTTTATTGTGCAAACGATGCCTGAAGAACAAAAAGAGAGTGTCCTTCAGGTTTTGAAAAAATTTGCTGAAATAGAATTAATGGATGGTATCGACGCGCCGCCTACGAGTGATATCACCCCGAAAACAGTTGAGAAGTTAAATAAAGCCTACAAGGCAATCTTCACTGACATTATCGATCTTTCAACGCCTGGCAGGAAATCTGCTTCAGCAAGCTACCTGCAATAGCTCTCGACCTTATCTCCATGATGGCCAGAACGTTCTCGTCTGGCCCTTTCTCAAGTTTGCTCAGTCGAAATTCAATATTCTTTGCCTTGGTCATCGCGTAACCCTGCCGGTTAGTTGCGGGCAGTTAGCCTGCACTGATTTGTTTTGCGCCAGGATGTCACGCTTGGTCTGCTTATCCAGCACGTCGATATCGTGGTCGGTCAGGTAGATGACCCTCACCCAGCTGCAGGCCGTATCAACGACTACCGGGGCGGGTAAATCTTTCGCGCAGCTCGCGATCAACATCGTCATCGCCCATACGCTTAACGTCTTCCTGTACATCGCTTGCCTCTTTCACAACTTCCGCCTTACGTTCTGCCGCGGCGACGGTGGCGGCGGCGTTCTCTTCGGTACGCTGCTGATCGGCTTTGGCTTCTGCCTTACTGGTCCCGCGTGAATGACCAATGCCGAACGCACCAGCGATAGCACCCAGGATGACAACCACCAGCCCAGCAATAATTTCAAAGCTCATTGCTGCGGATCCTTCAGTTCGTCGGCCTTCTCTTTCAATGCTGGCTGGCGCACGTATTGCGATAGCACGGCCAGCACCACCAGCGCCGGGCTAATCAGTGCAACGATGTTTGGCGGCAGGATATTTTTGATATCCGGCGGCAGCATCGCCCAGGCGTGCAGCGCAGCATCCGGGAACGACTGCGCCCATACACCAACCAGCGCGCCGATAGCTCCCAGCTTTACAGACCACGTTTTCAGCAGCAAGCTGGCATGCCCTACGAACTCCAGCCGGGTATATTTGCGAAGAAGTAACAGAACGAGCACAGCCACCAGCACAAGCAAAGCGAAAATAATCATCTTCACATGACACGCTCCTTAACCCAGCCGTAGAGAAAATCCTCGTTGGCTTCGCGGCCCTCCGCCAGTTCGAGGTATCTGGCACCCTGGCTGCAGTTCAGCGCACGCAACAGAACCTGTTCACCCTCTTTCCCGCGGGCTGAAAGGTATCCCTTAAGCGCGGTGATGGTTCGGGGGCCAATGGCGCCATCCGGGATCAGATCGGGGTATAGCTTCCCGCGCATGTTCAGAGCAGTGAGCCAGCGCTGGAAAAACTTACTGGCGACGCTGGGCCCCATGTTCACGCCAGTGTCGCAAAGCTCATCCGCCAGTAACGTAGACAAACTCGCTACCTGGTCGAACCGGGGGCCGGTCCAGTAATCGCTCAGCAGGATTTGCTTTGCTGTTTCCCTTGGCAGGTTTCGCATATCACCGGTGTAGCCATGTGCACGGGCGGTGGTTTGCGTGATGCCCCAGCGGGTTGGCCCGCCTTTATCAGAGGGGTGATCGACATAACCACCCTCTTTGCCGAGGATCCCCTCGATAATCTGGTCTGCTGTCATGGCGCCTTGACTCCGGTAATGCGCTCCCAGAAATAGGTCAAAGCAACAGAACCCATTGCCCCGCTAATCCCGGAAGTGGCCAGTATCATGTAAATGCTCAGTCCGCTTTCAATGCTCACCAGGCCAGCAATAACGCCGGTAAACCCTGAAACCACCATTTGGGCAAGAGCATTGATCAAGCTCCATGTTGCCTTGCTCTGCTTCACATCTATCAGGTAGCGGACAAGTCCACCCCAGCAAGCAATAATCAGCAGAACCAGCCAGGACATCCCGGCAATGCTCTCTTTGTCTTGCATACGTTTAGCCATAGTTACCGCCTCCGATGGAAGATCGGGAAGCTGTGTGTTTGAAAAGGGTCAGGCCCGTCAGGCTGGATTTAACAACGAAGCGTGTCGATGATGATTCCTGCGGGACCTGATAATAAAAAAGCCATGCAAATGCATGGCCTTGTGATTTGAATCCGTTATTTACAAAATGTATTCGAGACAGTATCTTTCGACTTCCGGACAAAAAAAACATATACCGGGACAAAATCTAAATGTAACTGCCTTGCCTGCATGAAACCATGCGGGCTTTTTTTTGCCCAAAGAAAAAGCCCACCGAAGTGGGCCTTACAGCTATCATCATTTTTTATTAGGTGTGGTGCCGGGTGCCTCCCGGTAAGTCGCCGCCAGTCCACAGACGACTCGCAATGCGCAAAAAAACATATCAGACTGGCAATGCCCCTCCGCATAGGGGGATTCACCACACCAGAAATTTAACATTCAGTCTTTCTGGTTTCAATACTCTGCTTGTCTGAGGTATCGGCTCACCATAACCGCCCAGCCTGATGTTATCAGCGTGTAGCGGCTTGTTTTTCTCTTTGATAAAATTGATTCGCAAATGATTAAAACATCAACTGGTGAAAATATGAGTAAGTACTCAGACCTTTTACAGGTAATCAAGTCCCGGGTTTGTCAAAATAACAACTTCCCCCAAACATTACTGGCAGACTCACACAGTTACAGAGCCAGGCAGGTTTGGTATCGAATAGGACAAATATTCACTCTTGAATGTATTCTCGATGAGTACAGGAAACATTTTTCATCGGATTATTATTATCTTGATAACGATAAGGCTCTTCATCACCTTATCTTCGAAATGACCAAGTGGAAACCTGAAGAGATTAGAAGACTCTCGCTAAACGACTGTCTCTTTATCATTGCCAGTCAACTAAAGCCCAGTTATATGTCAGAAGATGCTGCCGCTGTCCTGGCGTCACTCAATCTGCCGACTGGCCACTATCCTGTTGAGGATTTTCCACAAGAGGACTGGGATCCCAGGGAAAACTCAGCATTCCTTCAAAGCTACCAGTAGCGACTCGCCCAATCTCCGCAGAGATCTGACTCAGTCGCTCCTCAAGAGCGGCTTTTTCTGCTATCAGACGGTTGAAGTGGGCAAGATAGATTTTCTGTTGCCCAAGCCAGTCTTCAAGCTGTTGAGTGGTCATGCCCGGGTTAAAAAAATATGGCTGCTGCATCGTTTCCCCCAGAAAAGCAAAACCCCGCCGGTTGGCAGGGTTCAGAATCAGTTTCATTTGGATGTACGTATCCATGATTAGAATAATACAGGACAATTTTATGCAAAGTCAACTCTATCGTGCAAAAATTTGCCGCCATCTGTTTCGATCACATCAATAAATGGTCGCCTTCTCAAATTCAGCCGCTGCCTGTCTCTCTCCTTTGTGAAGCATATCCACCAGCCCTTCATAGAACGGCTTCCAGTTGCGTGACCACGAAGACTGATGGAGATCCGGGAGACGCTTCAGAATGGCGCGGTGTACCGTCGCAGAGGGTACAACAGAGAAGCCATTACCAGAGCAGCGTTCACATGTTTTGAAAACCGGTGCGCCAAGTTCTTTGGTCGCTTTGCGATCTAAGACCTCCCCTTTACCACTACACCTGCATCGCGCATGGATCACTTTCTTTCCTCCGCACACTCCACAGACCCTTTTCACCAGTTCATTTCTAATCTTTGGGGCCTTCACTTCGACACCGTCAGCATCGAAAATACCAGGGTGCTTAATTACATCTTCATGGCTGGAAATAAAGCCGGTTCCGCTGCAGCTGTGACACGTTGCGCTGGTGGCCGCCGAACGTGAGTACTCCGCAAAGGCAAATTGTGCCAGCGTCAACATGCAGGCGCCGAGCTTGTCACCGGCGGCTTTGCGGACATTTTTAGGAGCGTTTTTGATGGCAAACTGCGCCAGCGCCTGAATTGCAAGCTGTTCATCCGTTTTGCTGATACCAGCCTTTCCGAAGAAAGCGGCCAGGCCGAAGCGTGCCCTGCTGCTGGTCACACCGATCCCGGTCATAATGTCTGTGCAATTCAGGCGATTCGGCGATGTGCTTTTCACGTCGTCGCTGATATGCATCCCCTGCGGGCTGAAATGCTTTAACGATGCTTCCAGTTTCATGCGGCCACTTCTCCGATATCAGAAATTAAAATTTGTCCGGATTCACCCCAGACTTTTGTTACACGAAAGTCCCAGATATGTGCGTCATCAGTAAACAGAGCATCCATCAGCGCTTTGATCATGTTATCGGCGTCTGGTTTCTGCTGGTGTGCCTGTCCGTTCATCGTTACTCGCTTCTTCTGGCTCCAGCTCTTTGGCATGGGAACCACGAAGGTTATGTGTCCGCCCTGCTCCGGCATAGCAACGTTCTTCAGACGGACCTCATCGCAGAATGCCAGGTAGCGCATGACCACTTCCCGCTGTTTCCATTTGTCTGCCCGGGTCATCCTCGGCTTGCCCATTGGTGTAATGTTAAAAATCTTCATGGCCAGCCCGGCTCCCTTTCGTGTAACGGCGTTGATGTGCCTTTGGTTGCGGCGTTGAGCGTTGGCGAGCTTCCTCCTGATCAATTGGCAGGAAATGACCGTTGTAGAATCGACGATAGATGGTCCCCAGCTCTCCATTACGCTGTTTTGTCACATTGATTTCGGCAATACCCTTTGCTGGCGATTCAGGGTTATAAACCTCATCTCGGTACAACATCAGGATCAAGTCAGCATCAGCCTCAATTTCCCCCGAGTTTTTCATATCGGAGTTCATTGGCCGCTTATTGGGTCTGGATTCGACACCGCGCGATAGCTGGCTCAGCGCAAGGACAGGGGTTTTATTTGATTTAGCCAGGTTTTTAAGCCCCTTGGATACTTCGCCAACGGCCAGATCGTACCGCGCAGCACTCTGAATTTTGATAAGCGCCAGATAGTCGATGACCACCAGCGCGATTTCCGGATGCGCTATCTGGTAGCGCGTGGCGGTTTGCTGTATCTGGTCGATAGTCAGCCCCGTGGCGTCAGTGATCCAGATATTGCGGGTTGCCATGCGTTCCATGCCGTTAAAGAACCGCGCCCAGTCCTCGTCCTCGAATTTATCCACGGCTTTCAGGCGAGACATCGACATCCCGCCTGCAGCGGAAACCATGCGCTTGGTGATCTGCGTGTCTGACATCTCCATACTGAAAAACAGCACGCCATGGCCCTGAGCGGAAACCTTGTCGATGATATCCAGTGCCAGTTCGGTTTTACCCATCGATGGCCGCGCGGCGATAAACACCAGATCTGTCGATTCAATGCCGCCGGTCATAGCATCAAGCTCCTCAATGCCAGTGAGTAGGCACCTGGTCTCTTCTTTCCCCTGGCTCCGCGATTCAACTTCGTCCGCCACTGCGGTGAGCAGTTCGGAGATGTGAACGGGCTGGACGGTATCTGCTGAAATGTCGATCGCCGATACAGTCAGCTTCGCAGCTTCAAGGGCGGCCAGGGCTGATTCTCCGTTGCTCGCGCTCCTGATTTGCTCCAGCACTTTTTCCAGTGCTGCTTCGGCATCACGTACACCAGCATTGCGCCGCAGCACATCAACGTAAGATAACAACGCGGATTTCGCCCAGCTGACACGGGTGGCTGCCAGAATTGTGGTCTGGAGTGCCGGCAACGACTCGCAAAGCAGTAACGGATCAATTACTCCGCCGCCGCGGGCCTGTCGGCAGATGCCAGTGTAAATTTCCCGATACTGACGAACAGAGAAGGTGCTTGCAGGCAGTCGGGAGAGAACATCCAGCACCTCAGGATCATCTCCGCGCAAAAACAATGCGCCGATGACCGCCTCTTCAAGTTCGTCGTTACGCCAGACTGGTGTCATGCATGCCCCCCGTTATTCCCACGAAAACTTGCCCAGTTGAATACCAGGTAGTTGCGCCCACCGTCAGTCACACGATCAAAAATACGGTCGCTGATAAACTCTTTCAGCTGCTCAGGTGGCAGATTGCTGATCAGGATGGTTGGCAGAACGCTTTCATAGCGGGCGTTAATCACTTCGTGCAGGATAGTCATCTCTGCCGGGCTTCCGAACTGCACGCCTACCTCATCGATAATCAGCAGATCCAGCGAAGCGTAGTGATCCAGTACGCTCTCTTCGGTTGTGTCAGCATTGTGGCGCCAGGTGCTTTTAACGGCACGAGTCAGACGCATCACATCGGTCAGTTCCACGGTGGCGAGATGGTTGCGGATGATGTTTTTCGCCAGAGAGACCGCCAGATGATTTTTTCCCGTGCCGCAGCTGCCTGTCAGCACCAGACTTTTCCCGGCGTCCAGAACGTCAGGCCAGTTGTTTGCGTAGCGCCTGCAGGCTGCGAGGTTGCGGGAGGCTTCAGGGTTGAGTTCCAGATAATTTTCAAACTCGCAGTCACCAAAGCGGCGAGTAATACCCGCGTCGTTCAGCAGGCTGGCCACGTGAAGTTTACGCAGGCTGGATTTGACTCTGGTCTGCTCCGCCCGGATGCAGGCCGGACAGCGGGAATGTTTGAAAGTCTCCGCTCCGCGAAAATCTTTGCCCACCAGCGTGAACTGTTCGTAGTCTCCATGCTCCGGACAGGATATCGTGCAGGTGTAATTCGAGTTCCAGCCCTCGAAGCCCCATGGAAGTTTATGCTCTTCAGCGAAAGTCAGTTCATCGCCGAGTTTTTCCTGTTGCGCTCTCAGGTCTTCACGCTCTTTGAGCTGATTCAAATTCAACATATCCACCTCACTCAAAAATTCAGGTTCTCACCAGACTCGCCAAAATCGTCGGACATGCGCCCCAGTCCAGACAGGCGGGCAATAGTGCTGTTGTGCCCACCTCCGGGAGCGGATGGCGCCTGCCAGGATTCTTCGAAGTGACGATCGGGCCCGAAGAAAGTAGCGGCCTGCTTGACGTACTGTGTACCGACACTGCCGGTTGCACGGGCGTAGGTCGCATAGCGCTTAACGCCTGCCAGCATCGCTTCAGGGTTAACCCCGTCTTTCAGGCGGGCTTTCCAGGCTTTCCAGGCTGCCGCCTTGGAATTGCCACCTGCTCGCTTGGGGTAGTCCTGCCAGGCTGTTTCGAATTCAGGGGAATAATCCTGTTTTGCAGAACGAGCCGGTGCAGAGGCGTCAGCCGATGCGCCAGTATGTTTTATAGGTTCATTGACTGATTCAATGACTGGTTCAAAAGAGTGACTGATTCTGGGTGCAGCTCCTGCACTACCCCCTGGTGAATCTCCTGCACCAGGTAGTGAATCTCCTGCACCAGGTAGTGAACGATTTGCACTACCCCCTGGTGAATCTCCTGCACTACGTAAATTGAGCTGATACACGTTGCTGGAATTCCCCTTTGGTCCTGTCCGAAGCTCTTTTTTGATCAGTCCACACTCACAAAGCGCTTCGATGTGATTCATCACCGAACGCTTGCTAATTTCACACTGGTCAGCGATGTGCTGGTAACTAGGCCAGCACTCCCCGAGATCACTGGCGTTATCCGCCAGCTTAAGAAGAACCAATTTGCGCAAAGGGTTTCCGACCTTAATTTTCATAGCCTGAACCATCAGATCCATGCTCATACCAAAACCCTCGTGAAGTACTGTTGAAACTTCCAGACTGGCTGCATACATTCATGCGGATAACCCGGTCTGGTGAAATAAACCTGCTGCTTTTCGCGATCCCACCCGGTGACGTGCACGACAACCCCCCGTGGATCGTGATACAGCCTGTCCAGCGCCTTAATGCCGCCCGTTTCTGGAAACATTAAGCTCACCAGCGCTTGATTTGTAATCAGATTGTCTGCTAAGGTTTTTCATGAATTTACCCCGCCAGGTAGATTTGATGTGCATAGCAGAAGTCAGAACAGGCCGGGATGAACTCCACCAGCTCGCCCCGGCTTTTTCTTTGCTGCTTTCCGTTCTGCGGTGGTTGTCTGCCCGAGAGCCCACTGACGAGCTCGGTAGAGGCAATCATCGAAAATCGCCCCTTTCCTGCTCGCCTGTGAGCTTCTCCGGTAATAATCGACGCCGTGCTCAGCCCCCCCCCTGCGGCACTCTCAGAGAAGCCTTCGGCCATCAACGCCGCCGTGATGTGCTTGCGAATGAAGTCTTCGGGTGACATGTCATGCCCTCGTAGCGGGCTGGCGGCGCCCCTCGATCGCAGCTGCCAACACCTCTTGCTCTGAATAGAGCCCACCAGACGCCTCTGCAATTGCCCGCGCGAGGAACGTTTCGCCTGTAAAATCGCTGCGTGGAAGTGTGTTCAGAACCTCCCACTTGTATACCTGGCGCAAAGTCCTCCCTGTAACCTCGGAAACCTTTCTTAAACCAACATCTCTCAGTATTTGAGAAAACATATTTACCCCGACGACAAAATGAACATAATGTACATATTAAATGGAATAGAAAGTTCATGCAAGTTGATATAGGGTGTACACATGGTTCAAAATGAAAAAGTGCGAAAAGAGTTCTCCGAGAGGCTGGCACTGGCCTGTAAAAAAGCGGGGATCGATACACATGGGCGTGGTGTAGTCATCGCTTCGGCTCTGTCGTTAACGCCTAAGGCTGTCAGCAAGTGGTTTAATGCTGAGACTATGCCGCGCCAAGATAAAATTTTCTTGCTAGCCAAATTCCTTAAGGTAGACCCGCTCTGGCTTCAACATGGCGATATTGCTGAAACTTCAACCAGGCATGGTTCAGATACAATTGAGTACATAGGTCAAATAAAAAATGGACTTGTCAGGGTTATAGGTGAAGCAATGTTAGGCGCTGACGGCAGCATTGAGATGGTGGAAGAAAATGACGGCTGGCTAAAAATTTACAGCGATGACCCTGATGCATTTGGCTTGAGAGTTAGGGGTGACAGCATGTGGCCACGCATTCAATCAGGAGAATTTGTGTTAGTCGAGCCAAACAAAAACGTTTGCCCTGGTGATGAGGTGTTCGTTAGAACTAAGAGCGGACACAACATGATCAAGGTATTAGGCTATGACCGTGATGGTGAGTACCAGTTTACAAGCATCAATCAAGATCATAGGCCAATAACAATGCCTTACCACGAAGTCGAGAAGCTTGAATATGTCGCTGGAATACTCAAGCAATCCAGACACATAGAAGATGATGATTTGGAAAGCAAGCTAAACCCCAGCCACTAATATAATCCCGGACAATCCGGGATTTTTTTTAATTAATTCCCTTCAAAATCAAAATCATATACATAATGTTCATTTTACAAATCGAATAATGAACATTTTGTTCTTGCCAAAAATGAACATGATGTACATAATTACTTCATCGACAAACAACGGAGTCAATGAGATGAAAATGTCAGTTGCTGAATTCAACCAGTTTAAAGAAGCTGCGGAAAAAACATTCCAGGCAGAATTAATTTGCTCACTGCTGGAAGATCACCCGCATCAACTAGCGGATTCTGAACTTTCTTCAATCGCCTCTCTTATTAAAAGACTCGCGGGGGATGCTTACGTTTATATGAGCGAGGTCATTTATCAACAAGAGAGGGCTGAGAAATGAATGACTTTGAAGACTTACCTCTTAACGCTACGGATGCCCTCAATAACATCCATCTGCTTATCGGTGTGGCTCGCGTGCTCGATGGTACCGCTACGCAAAGAGAGCTCAGCATAAACATAATTGAGTTTGTTGATATGTATGTCTCTGCCGCCATCGAAGAAATAAAAGGGTAGACAAATGAACAGTCCGATTCAGATGTTAGAAATTGTCGCGGCGGATATCGCCGAGAACACAGTTCTTCTGGAGCTGATTTATAAGCACAGTAATGAAGATCACGAAACTGATTGTGCAATGGCTTGCTTAATTCGCTCAATGAAGAAGACCCTGGATACCACTAACGAATATATCAAATCGTTAAGCGACTCTCCTGCCCCCCCCCAAAGGGAACATGGTGAGAGCGATATTTCTGATGAGATATTTCACGCGACCGTTACAGCCAGAAAACTCGAAGAACTTGCGCATGTTTATAATGAGGTTTACTTCTCAGATGAGGATAACGGCAAACCAGCAATGTATATGGCATCCGCAATTTTCGACTATGCGATTAAGGTTAGCAGTGAGCTGAAAAGCATCGAAGCGAAACTGAATTAATAAAACACTGACTTAAATAACGGCTTAATTGCTGAGGCCTCACTCACTTTGAGGAAAGCATAATGAATATTGCATCCCGTAAAAAAGACAACCTTGAAATAACAATGCGTACTGATTTCCCTGTACTCATTGAAGCAAATGGAGCACTCAGGACAGCACAGCACGCAGATGCGTACGCCAATCAACTCAGGGATGAGTTCAATACATTGCTCTTTGCTGCGATAGCCAGAACAGATAAGCATGTCGCCGGTCGCTTTACCAGTCTGCTCAATGAGCTTTGCGTTATGACTGGTTCCACAGTGAACAATATTAGAAAAGGTCGCTAAATATGACATTCATCGTCGACCGAAATGCATATAAAGCTGCCCTGCTTTATGCATCATGCGGACAGGAAGTGATTGCAGGCCTTTATCTGCGCAAAGCGTATGGGAGGTAATTATGTGGAATCCAGCAACCAGCACAAGTATTGAAGAAGTTGTAACTGAGGCTAATAACCTGAATGAACTCTTAGATTTGATGCATCTTTGCTTTAAAAAAATGAACCCTCCTCAGACCGAAGCATTGCTGGGGTTGGCGCTAAATATCGCATCAATTATTTCTGTCTGGATAGAGGCCGAGGAGAGGCGCCGTGAATACAAATCTGATTGAAACGCGTCGCCGTCACCTCGTTCGCGCCAAGCTTGATTCAATGATGCGAAGGACTGGGAGTTATTTTCAGCTCGTAAAAATGGACGATGGAACAACGTTACCCGTTGAACTTGATGAAGATATTTTAACAAAATCATTAATCAAACTTTTCGAAGCGATGATTTATGACACCCACAAACGCGAGCAGGCAGAAAATTTAATTTCTGAACATTATTCGAATTGCATGGGCGTTAATAAATTAACGCCCGACGGAGTGGATTTCATGAATGCACTCATTGCAACACTGGCCGAACAGTCATTAAAAGCGGAGAAATTAACTAATGGCTAAATTACCCCCCCCCTATTACACACGAAAAAGTGCAGGTCGTTATGACGATTGAAAACGGAAAGGTAATAGATACCCGCAAAGTTCGCGATAACGAACTTATCGCGACGATGGACACCTTTTTCTGGATGGCAGAGAAAGCGGGCTATCGGATTCAGGCCCCCAGAGTGGAGGAGTGCCGTGTCACTGACAGCAATACGAATTCCTGAACGCGTACACCTGCAGGCGCTGCAGGTCCTGCTGCGGTATCGGCGCCGGCGGATATTCCCGCGGCGAATGCGCCGCACCGGCTACCTCAGCCTGAAGGTTAACCCACGCTGGCGCCTGTTATCGAAAGACGATGGCCGGAGCTGGGAAGTTATGAGTCATGAAACCTATAACCGGGAGAAAGACAAATGATCGACAACCGCACTGCCAGCGCTATTGATCTGGCATTACAGAAGCACCACACGCCAGTCGGCGACCTGTACGTAGCCATTCGTCACGGACGCATGAAGCGGTGCTTCAGCCGGGATACCGCAATTCGTTACCTGGCGTTCTTCATGACCTCCCGAGCTTTTGGGCGTTCTGGTTTCAAGCAGCGTTATCCGGACGTGCAGGTAATTCATCCACTGAATCCAGAACTGAGTAGCTGGCAACGTGGCGCCGTGACCACTGAGTATTTTAACGCCCACCAGCGCACCGTTCGCCGGCTGCGTCGCATCCTCGCCCGCAAAAGAGAAATGCAAAACTGGTGCAAAAAGTGGGATGCCATGCACGACCGCTACGTGAAAGAGCGCGAAGAACTACAGGCCTGTAAACCAGCAGAGGTGCGCAATGCTTCAGAACATGCTTAACCCGGAACCAACCTCAACAGGGATCCGGTCTGGAAACCGGGTGATTGGCTACTCCGCTGCTATTCGCCTGCTGGATAACGGTCGCTATGACAAACACCTTGCCGATGGAATGGAAATTCTGGCCTGCATCATGGAAGCGGTAGAAAGCAACTGGATCACGCTCAATATCGAAAAAGAGTTGATCCTCTGGCGCTGGTTACTGGCTGCCGTGTTCATCACTGAGGAGCTGGAGAAAAACGGAACTGTCGACGTTCCGAATGATACTGGCGGTGTTGATACTGCTGTTATCTATTCCAGCAAGCATGGCGCCATTAGCGTCTATCCGGGACCTGAACGCTTTGCACTCGCCAACCATATTGAGCTGGGGGCAATCGAGAAATATGGGCCAGAGGTTGGCCAGCAGCTGGCGCTGCGGATGTATCAGGACATGGTTATTGCTGACGAAGAATTTGGGTTCAGGTTATCAGCACTTGGCCGGGAGGGGCTTAACCTCCTCCATGACAGCTTTATCGAACACATCCAGATCGAAGGTGTGCCCGAAGCACCGATTATGCATTGAGGGGAATGATGATGAATAACTTGATCACTAACAAACCATCCATGACCAGCCTTGAGATCGCCGAGCTGGTAGAAAAACGCCACGACAACGTGAAACGCACGATTGAGACCCTGATTATGCGTGGCGTTATTACTTCTCCTCAAATTGAGGAAAAGCCTACTGCCGGGCGCCCCACAACAATTTACGTTTTTGAAAGTGAAGAAGGGAAGCGTGACAGCATCATTGTGGTCGCGCAACTCAGCCCCGAGTTTACCGCCAGACTGGTAGATCGCTGGAAAGAGCTGGAAGAAGAACGCTCCCGGCCAAAATCGCAGGCAGAGCTGATCGCTGAAATGGCCCTGCTGAATGTTGAGCAGGAGCGACGCCTCTACCAGGTTGAAGAACAGGTTGAAACCGTCGCGGAAGCTGTCGAAAACATTAAGCGAGGAAATATGCGGGCCGGGTATGTCGGTTATCGTCAGATAGTCGCAAAAAGCGGCATGACCGATGCCAAGTGCCGAAACCTTGTTAACGCATACCGTATCCCCACCGATACACACGAATTCATGACGCCTGATGGTCTGCTGTCTCGACGGGCGATCGTGGAGTTTGAGCCTTTTATGAAAGCATTCCGCCAAATGATGGCAGAAGCCGAACCACGCGGGGCCCGTTGGTATCACCCGAAAATGGGCCTGTTTCAGGCTATCGGATGGGAGGAAAAACATTGTGAAGGTTGAGTTTAATGATCAAGGGTCGGTATCAGTCATCACGGTCACCAGCACCGTGTTTGAGTTCCGCCGGCACAACCGGGCGATTGATGTCGCGTTGTTCCTCACGCCTGAAATTACCAGCCAGAACAGCGGTTTTTTCATTATGAAAACGATTTTAAGTGGCAAGACAATGCACGCCCTCCGGGCTTACAAACATCTGATCAGGGAGGCTAAGCGATGATCATCACACTCGAAAATGGACGTATTAACCTTGATTCCATGGTAACAATTGAAGATCACTTGCGCGGACTCGCGCTGGCGAACAGGACGCTGGACAGTATTAAAGACCAAATGTCTCAGCGTTCCGATAAAAAATCAGACTGGTACAGACGGGCTACAGTTGCGCACAAATCATGGTTCTGGGCTCGCTCACGAATCTGCGAACAACTGGCTATTTTGCGCCGTCAGGAAAAGGACGTTAACCGTCTTCGCTGGCAGTATGAAAATGAAGCCCTGATGGCGCAACTGAAAAGCCAGGTGAGCAAAGAGGTTTTCAGTGAGTGTTTGCGCCGGGCAAAAATTAAAGCTGAACAGCGACTGGAGCAAGACTTTCGTGCTGCGATGATTGAGGTGAAGTGATGGACTGGCCTACAGCATTCAGCATCGTCGGTTGCGCGCTCGCCATTGCCTGGCTGTTTCGGAGTTAACGACATGAATAGTGAATTTGAGTTGGGGCGCCACTGTCGTGGCCTGATTGTAGTGTGAGGTGGGAAATATGGTAGACATTGAAATGATTGACGAGGAAGAGGCGATGCGGATGATCCGAGTATCTTCACGCGTGACCATCCGGAAATACACCGAGCGCTATAATTTCCCCAAACCGGTCCGGACCTACCCTAAACAGTATTTGCGCTCTGCTATTGTGGAGTGGATCTTAAACGGGGGTGTCAACCAGAAATCTTCCTGATATGCCAAAATATCTTTTCAGCATACAGATCATAGGCGTCTTTCTGTTCGGCAATCCAGTCATGCTTGTTATAGACAGAAAGCACGCCGCCCAGCTCATGCCCCAGCATTTTTTCGATGACGTGCGGGGCAACCCCCTCTTCGGATAGTCGGGTTGCCAAGGTGCGCCGGAAATCATGTGAAGTAAACTCGCCAAACCCCAACGAGTCTTTGATTCTTCTCAGAAATTTATTTGCACCAGAAATAGTTATAGGGCTTTTCAGGTCCTCGCCCGGGAAAAGTATATCCCCATACGTCATTTCAGCTTTTTTCAGCAAATCATCTGCCGCGGAGAAAATTGGGCGCCTGATAATTTTGTTGGTTTTGCTTTTCTCTGCTGGAACAACCCATAACCCCTCCTCTCGGTCAAATTCCCCCCTGATAGCCAGCCGAAGTTCGCTATTCCTAGCGCCGTACAGCATTAGCAGTTGATGAAGCAATCGGTTAGAAGTTGACCCACGACTTCTTTCTATAGCCATCCAGATTTTGGCAAGCTGGTTATAGCTGAGCGTGGTCTCCCCAATCACAGGTTTAACACCGATGTCTTTCGGCTGCAAAAGCATGAGTTCGGTTGTGCTAATGAACTGTCGGCGCGTACACCACCCAATGGCGGACCTGAGCTGTATCAATAAATGCCGGGCTCGGCGAGGGTTGATTTTCTCTTCTTCGGTAAACCTCTCTACCCACAAGCGGACAGGGATATCCTCAACCGGAATACCGGAAAAAGCGTCGCGCATGTGCTTTATAACCGTTGACTTATAAAGCGCTATAGTCTTAGCCCTTAGAGTTACATCAACGTAATTCTCCTTCCAGTAATCCAGACAATCCTTCACCGTTGGCTTACTGTTGGATTTCTTACCGCCAGCCAGCGTTCGGGGGTCAATGCCTTTGTCTGCCGATTCCCTCAGGTCTGCAACGATATTGCGGGCATCGCGCAGCGTCAGCGCTGGGTAGCGCCCAAGCCCCATTCGGTTCTGCTTTCCTTCCCATCGGAACCTAAACTGAAAGCTGATCACGCCTTTGGGGGTTATGCGAACTCCAAGCCCGTCAGAATCCGTAATTTCAGCAGGCCCAGAATATGGTTTACCATAGATAGAGCGAAGCTTTGTGTCACTGATTGCCATGTTAGTTTTCTGTACTCATCACTTTGGTATTTTATGTACTTATTCTGTACTCAATATCGCATGAACGAACATAAACAACAATATCAAATCATGTACAACCATGCGCGACAATTGGCAGCACAACTAAAATAATAATAAAAATCATATACATAAACATCTAACCGTATTCATTCTTGTCTGAACAATCTCAACCAT